TGAAAGGCGACAGTGTCCCCCCATTGACCAGAAGCGGCATTTGCAACGTCAAATGTTACGGCCATTTTTTAAATCCCATATACTTTTAAATCTTCTTCGGTAAGCGGTCCAGGTCGAATGATCGGAATCTTTAACCCGCACCGCACACACTTGAGGACATATCTCTTCCCATCAAACGGAAGGCCGATGATTGTCTCCGAAAGTTCATTTCCACACGGAATGCGTTTATGGTTTTTTGCGGTGATGTATTTTCCACACAGATCGCATGGCTTCCCTATTGAAAGAGATTTTCCGCCGCACTCCCCACAGACAATCGGACCCGCACATTTCCGGCTACCTTTATCGTGCCGAAATTCGGCCCTGCGGATCTCCTGATATCGGTCCACCCGCGTAATCCAGGCCAACTCCTCCTCAAACGTAAGCTTTGCCATTAGACCGTTGTACCTTCAAGTTTCATGTCATAAACATCCCGCACAGCCGCGTTACTCGCGCCCAGGGCCATTTGTATCCAGATCCCGATATTTTCCGCAGACGCTAGAATGTTCGTGGGGACGGGTTCCGTTGTCCCGGTCGCCGCAATTAACCCCGTTGCCGTCATATGCCCTGCCGGGATTACCGTCTTTCGGGTTGCAATGGAATTGGTATCTCCCTTGGAAACCGCAACACCGATAGAAAGTAATCCAGATGGATCACTTGTCTGTGAAAGCAGAGCATTGTTCAAGGTCAAGGTGGCGTGATCATTCCGCATAAACACTTTCTCCGAAACATCGATCGCCCCGGCCTCTGATGCCGCATCAAAAAAGAGCATAATGACTTTCGTGATATCGACCACAAATCCCTGGACAGCCGCATCTTCAAGGGTGCAAATCAACACGGCACCGGTGACCCGTCTAACTGTAATTGTTCCAAGATGTGCTGGGGCCGTGACTTTCATAATTCTTTCAAAGGTAATCGTCCCCGCAACAAAGGTATTGAGAGTTACAATATTGATCGCCTCAGAAACTATGGCCCCCGCCGCATTCCGCCCTTCCACGGTAATTGCAATTGATTCGGTGGCATCGCTGGCAACCTCCACGGTGTCATTCGCCGCCATCTGTGTCATGTTAAATTTACTGGCGGTATCAATACCTCCCCCACTTATTCCAGTATTATTCTCCGGCATATTCAGACTTGAAAATCCTTTTAGATCTGCGGTTACAATTGGCATTTTTCTTTTCCTCCTAAACGTTATCCATCACTTAAATCCGCCCTATATGCTCTAACTATATGCAAGATCTACTCTATCATCAAAGACGTTGTCACTTTTATCATCCCCATCGGCCCACTCTACTGCTGTCACGGTTCCTGTCTTCTGCATACGTTTAATCTTCCATTTCGCTTCCGATGTGGGAGTTCCTATCTCCGCCTCTCCGATGAAAGTAAGCGTGCCGCTCGCTTCATCGATTTGAAGTGCGGTTGTCGCTTGCTCAAATATGTCTCTTGCAACCCGGCTCATCCGTCCTCTTCCACTTGGTCTTCAATATTAACTTCCTCATTGGCTGCTTTCTCAAGTCTGCTTAACTCAGCCTCCAACTTTCTGCTGTTATGCGAAGATCGTCGGGACCATCAAAGCGACTAATTCTCCAAGACTGAACTGTTCCATCTCTAAACCGGAGATGTGACGTGGTTCCTCCAAGGGCGTCAATAAGGAGCTCAGGAATATTACCTGAGAGATTAAGTCGTCCCTCAGGCGTCTGCGTTCCGATTCCAAGACCTGTAGCGTTAACACGGTATCTCTCCACACCCCCCGTACTTACAGCCAAAGTATCTGCCGCAGGAAAAAATACACCAGTATTTTCATCTCCAACATTTGAAAAACTTGGAAGCAGCGCAGTGCCGTCAGGAAAGAGACTCATAGAACTTCCAAAAGAAACAGAATTTATCCCATCTACCGGACGGATGGAAGTACCGTCAAAACACCAATGGCGTTGACCGCCTGGAATACAAGAAGTGGCTATCTATGAATAAGCCGGAAAGGCCAAACCAAGGACAAAAACTAACGCTAAAACGATATTCTTTTTCATAAATTGATCTCCTCAATAACCCTCGCGACGGCAGAGATTTTTCTTTTGAATTCCAAAACATCCTCTTTGAAAATGTCTTGTTTTGCTTTAAGCATATTTTCTATCTTTACCACAGTCTCAATACGCTTGTTATAAAATTCAAGATTTCTTGTGGCCTCCTCCATCTTTATTTCCGCTTTCTTTAAAAGCTGATCCGAATAGACTTTTTCACTGTCCTTGTCCATAATCGCTTTCAACGTAATCTGGTCGGTTTGTTTCCTGGCTTGATTAACAATATCAAGCGAATCCACCGTAGCCTTTTCACGCATCGCCTTACATTCCGCTTGCAATCGTTCAAGTTCCGCCTTCTCCTTATCGATATCGAGAAAGCGTTTCATGTCCTTGCGCTTCTGTGTGAGTTGCACCAGTTCAACTTTCAATGACTCGACTTGCTCCTGAGTCATCATAGGTATAGCTCTGGCATACTCAGCAGTCGTAACGACCTTGCCCATTTATCCCTCCTTATGCAGGCTTCCGACAAACCATTGTCACGGTCGTGGCAATCGGTGTCGTTCCAGCCGTCTTCTTGGCTTTAATCCATCTCCATGCCGCCAAGTCCGACACACCCAAAACCGATGTGGTAAGAGTGACAAGCGTGATCCCGTCCGTGGCGTCCAACGGTTTTGTCTCGGCATTGGATACCATTAAACTAACTGTCGCATCAGACGCACCCTCTTCCAGAGGTGTTGATTCAAACGTCTTATTATCAAGCCCAGGCGGGATCTCAACCCATGCTCCGTTATCAGATGCTACCTGAGCATCAAGGAGGAGAGCGCGAAACTCTCTAAAATCCATTTTCTTGATATCGCCGTTTGGCATGACTTACTCCTCCTTATTACTCATCCTGTAACAATGGCCTAACAACCAGTGTGATTCCAAGGTCATCTGCCAACCCGCTCCCATTTGTTGTGATCTTCAACTGAAGTTCGTCCCCCGCGGCAAAAGTATCCGCCGCTAGGAGCGTTCCGACGGTTTGTGACCCGGCAACGGGTGTGATATCGCCCGTCAGCATGGTTGCATCGTTTTTGTGGAATAAAGCGGTAACCGTTGCCGTTATTGCCCTGGCAAAGGCATGAACGGAAATGACCTTCCCTGCAAATGGCATCCGAACGGAAGCCACTTCAAGGGCGGCTTGAGATATGGGAACTTGGCCCCCATTCCTCAGATAGATGATCTGTTGTGCAAAATTGGCGTTCCCTGATAATTTGTCGATGTTTTTATCGCGGATTGGAATAATACACCTCCTTGTCTCGGCATTTAGGCCCCTACCGCCTCCGGCTTGACCCGCCGCTTGTCGTTAATTGTGAAACCTGACGGAACAGTCACCCGCTCCCCGTCAACCATCTGCCATGTATGCCATACATCCTCAGCTACAGCATCAAAAGCATCTCTTGAAGCCTTCTCCTGTTCTTTTTCTTCTCTCTCAATCTGTTCATCCATCATACGATTCACTTCTTTAGCGCCCCCTTGCTTATGGGGCGTTACGGCTGCCATCTGTTCAATAATCCAAGGACCCAATTTATCAATCTCGCCCAATGAAACATTATGGATCACGTATTCAATGTGACGCCGATCCCGGCCCACCACCTGCCAGCAGTTCTTCTTCCCATTCCACTTGAAATCAAGCCTACGGTCAAACTGCTTTAAGGCTTTTCTAAAAAAAGTCGGGTGCATTAAGAAACGGCCCCTGCAAGGTTCTTCTTGGGCCGCCCACGACCACGCCCACGAACCGGCTGTGACTGCATCGTAGCATCCTTTCCATCGACAACCAGCTTGATATCTTCCTGATCCGTATCCAGCTTCGGCATTTCCTTGATTTCTTCGAGATTGACATCCCCAATCATGTCACAAGGATAAATACTTCCTTCCTCATCAATCCCCATTAAGGATTCAGAAACCAACCCGGTTGAGGCATCCAGCTTCGTGTTGTTGTCCTTGATCCCCTTCAAGGCGATGTGGCGGGGAAACATCTTGGATCCCCGGGGCGGGAGCATATAGGTCACAGAATCCCACTTAAACTCCAATGGTTCATTGGTGCGATTCACCAACTTGACAACATCTGCGTATAAAATCTTCTCTGCGTCGTCCATAAATCCTCCTTTTTAACTTTTGAAACACCACAAGTCTCACATTTACCCTCTCTATACCAAGACATTTCTATCCCTTTCTAGGCGGAGGGGGCGGGATAACACCCCCTCCTTTAAGCCGTCGCCCCTTGTTTAATTACACCATTTTAGTCTCTTATAAATACCAGAATGATGCAACCGTAACGCCGTAAGTCATTGAAATCATTAAAAACTTGCGACATATATTTTTGTTGTCGAAATTCCATCCATTCTAAAGTTCGCGTTTGGGCGGCTTGAATGCATATTTTCCCACAAACGGAAAAAAGCGGTCCACGTGTCCTTTCCGCTCACCTGTCGCAGGATCGCACCTGACTCATCCGCCCACTCGCCGTCGATCTGGACGTACCGCCTGAAAGTGGTCTTATCCAAACCAAACAACGTGTCATACGGCGCGAATTTATCCTCGATGATCTTCACGCCGCCGAAGGTCACGTACTTCCTTCGATCCGTAACCTTCGTTCCGCCATCGGGACTCATCAAAGCATCCACCGTATAGCGCCGATCCGCTTCAAGAAGCGTCAGGTACGCCCTTCGGACACTGTGATGACCAGCCAGACAGTCTATATTGGCATCACCCAACTGATCCGCGATATCGAAGTTCAGCTGAATCCCATCCAACGACAACTGCCCGGTTGCCGACTGCACCCGCGATTTAAGCTGCGGGAAGGTCGTTCGAGATAACCCGTGGAGGGTCGCCACAAACGTCCCATCATCGACTAGGCCCAACAATCCCATCGGCTCCTGCCGCCCCGACTCTCCAACGGTCGTGCCACCCGTGGTGTTCATGCGGATCACGATATCGTTATCGGTTGTCGAGACAGTGGAATCAAGCACAATGGAATTACCATCCGCCGCCACGGAATTAATGGTACGAACCCCGCGAAGTGTGGTCGCCGTCGGGTCCCAGATACCGACGATCATGTTCTTTCTCAGGAACCTGGCGCCACCCACCGCAGATGCCACCCCGAAAGGCGCATCCACAGCCTGCGTGGCCGAAGCAGCGGCCCCGTTAATCAGCGCGAGAATACCGTTCCCATCGCCCCAGATCACCCGCGCGCGAAGCCTTTTTAAGTTACGCACCAAGGTTTCAAAAGAGGTCCGAGTCGCATTCTTAAAGGCGCCCTTGCTTGTTTTTGCCGATTCCATCATCTGCTTGGTCATCTGAAACGACCCATACAGAAAACGCATCGGGATTTGAAATTGCTGCGGATCAAAATTCCCCGCTGTCGGCAGGTTTGCATCCTCTCCGGCAGCACCTACACCTTCGTTGAAGCTCATAATAGCGACTTCCCTTGCGGTTCGTCCGTCCCACTCAAAGTCTTCAACCTTTTCAAACATCTCCTGAACGGGGCTATATGTGGATACCTGCTCACGAACTACATCCGTGTAGACATCCTTCAGCAAGCCGTCCAGGACGGTCAAAGTTTCTGGCATCGTCTATCCTCCTGGAAACGATTCCTTCATCTTGGCCCATGCGCGATCTTCGGCGTCCTTCCAGGTCTTTGCCTTCTCGCCTTCCGGCTTCGGCGCGGTTCCACCGGGCTTTACCCTTTTTGGAACCTTCTCCTGTCCAGGAGGCGATTGGTCTCCATTCTGGGAACTTCCCGACAGCCCTTTAAAAAACGGTCTTTCCGACACCCGGGCGTAAATACCCTCGATACCGGATAAGTCACCAGAAGCAATGGCCCTCTTTTCCTGATCGCTCATTTTCGTCAAAACAAAGTCCTCTATGTCGTCCTGTGTTGCCTGATCGACATTTATGTTTTTGGCTTTTAGAAAACTTCCGAAGTAGGTGCTTGCCCGTTCCCAGTTCTGCTCTTCCCGACTGACGTAGCGGCTGTCAAACTGCCCCTCATCCATCGTTTCCAACTTCTTGAGTTCAGGCATAATGTTGAGCATTTGCTTTCTGATCCTAGCGTTGTTGGCGTCCTGATCCTGCTCGTCCTGAGTCATCGACTGTTTTTCACGATGCTTCTTGATTGCCTCGTCATATTCATCGAGACGATCCATCCTTGATTGCAGTTCCTCAGTCGAACCAAAGCGCTGATAGCCTTCAAGGGACTCTCTAGCCTTATTCCGCTCCCCGATTACTTCATTGAACCTGGGATGCTTATCTAAAGGATCTCCTTCTTTCCAACTAGAATCCTGCGGCGAATCGCTTGACGTCTCTTGCGGCGGACCCCCACCCGAAGGCGGATCTCCTTCGCCATCTCCACCTGCAATAGGTAGAAACTCTTCAATCAAACGATCCATATATCTTCCTACTGCGTCCATCTTCCCCTCCTCATATCTCGCACTTGACGATTGCGGTTCGTGGCCTTATCACTACGCCCGTAGGTCGGCGGCACCCATCCCTGCCATTAAAAGGCCAATCAATAACGGGATGAACTCTTCACTTTTTCAGGCAAGCGCTTAAAACCCCCTGCCTTCTTTGTTTTATTTGTCCATCGTTTTGCCGTTCCACGTGGAACCTCACCCCGCTCTTCAGCGGGATACATCCATTTTTTCTGAGCCTGCGATTTAAAGGGAATTAGCAGCTCCCCCTATACCGGCCCCCTGTGCCGGAGCCAAGGTTTCCTGTTCTCCTTTATTCATGTTTGGCTGTTGTCCGTTCCCACTCTGTTTGGGCGGAACCTGTGATGTCGCAATCGCGCCCATATTCATATAATGCTCTGCAATGTGAACCGAAAGAATCACTTCATAAGGAGCGCCCTCATCACTCAAGGCAAAAGAACGATGCTTCTGAATATGGACCTGATCGTTATCGATAAACGGCTTGACACGGATAGGGAGCAGTGGTATCTCTCCATTGTTTTGCTGTTGTGCGTCTTGAACAAGGATCGACAATGCCTCGACCTCTTCTCGACTCATTCCAAGAAGTTTCTCATGTTCCTTGACCGCACTCACGACATCCTCATCAATCGTCTTGGCAAGATCGGATAAGTGGAGTTTCTTTAGAACTCGGAGCTTATCCATCGGATCATCCATTTGAACCAAACCGGACTGAATGGCAGCAAGAATGCGAGCAGACTGAGCATGTTCGGACCTCGGGACCGTAGAATCGGATTCCACTCTTACATTGACGGACCCCTGAATATCGGCATTGCTGAAATGCTTGACCTTCCACGGCGCATTCTCTCCGGCCACCGACAAAATCCTATCCCCACTCGGATATTTTTTAAATAATTCCAATTCAATCTGCATCCATTCCCGCCAGCCCTCACTCACATTACGAAGCGCGGGGCCAAACCGGGTCATTCCCTGTTCTATTAACAAATCAACGACGACGCCCGGCGCACCTGAATAAGGGGCTTTACCCTTTAAAACATCAAATGTCGCCGCCAACCTCTCTATATCATCATCGATCTTTTCCAACCACTTAAATAAACTCTCAGTAATTTGCTCCCCTGGAATCCTCTGCGGTGGTGCAGAGCGATCACCCACCTGGGTAAATTTCAGGATAGCGCCGGGTTCCCCAGAGAAATTCGCCATGCGGGTCCCTTCGGGTATCAGCCAGACCGGATTTGCCATTCGCAGGGATATTAATTCCATCAACGATTCCAGTTTATTGCGCTGAATCTGCTTCGGAACAATGTCGTTCATGGGAGTACGGGCAAAGAAAGCGGCGGGAATGGCATCAAACTTAAACTGAACGATATTCAGCATCGGCTCCCCAGCACTATTTTTAGGAAGCGGCATAGGACCTTCTACCAACTTATCTCCGGCCTTTACGGCGTACAAACCCTCTGGATATTTCTCGTTCGGCCTGACCCAAAGCCGTTTAACCGTTGCCCTTTCTATCCGATGATCCCGGAAGTAGGCATAATCCCCAATACCAAGATCCGCGCTGATGTAGCCAATAGATTCTAAGTATTTCTGGCCTAAATCAGATGATTCCTCTTCATTAACATCGGCATTCCAAAGCCGCTTGATATATTCCTTATCCTTGCGGGTAACGACCATAATACGTTCCTGGTCCTTAATAAGCGGGATAGAAAGATCGGCATAGAGTTCAAACGGGGAAAAGACATCAGTATAAAAAGAATATTCCGGTTGCATGGCCTGTTCCGAATTCATGCCGTTAAGATCAGGAGTTTGATCTTGTTGTGCCTTTTGCTCCACTGAGGGACCGAGATAGCAATTCCCGGTATAAGCAAGCCACTTGGCGACAATATCGCGGAGACTATCTACCTTGTTCTCCTCTGTAATGACGCCTTCCAGTTGCGCGGCCATCTTTGCAGAGGCCATGTCCGCCTCGGATTCGGACCCCGGCGCAAATGTCCAGTTAGGTTCTACACGGGCGATAAGCGAAGAAAGACGTTCAGCAGACTCTTGAAATTTATTTGTAACCGGTGTCGGCACCCAATTACGAAGTTTCCTCTTCCGCCAGATCCGCTGCGTCTCATCCCAGATAATCCACTGAATACCAAGAAGAAAGAGGATGTTTCGATACCATGTGCGCTCAAAGTTATAGCGGTAACGCCGGTAGCGGTCATAAGTATCTTCGATCTCCTGAAGAATGCCTTCATCTGTATTCGGGTCTATGCTGTCTCTGTCTGCGTCATATGCCACTATCTGCCCTTCATTGTCCCTTGTCACTTTCTGTTAATTCGTATCCCATTTCTTCCCATAAAAAAAGCCCCACGAAGACGATCGTTCCGCCCAGGTGAGGCTATGCTGTTGCAGTAAACCTTTACCTATTTCTCAGTAATGAGTGTTTGCGTCTTTGAAATTATATTCCCGTTAAAAAAATTAAGTCGGAGTTGACCCATGAAATCATTATTAAAATATTTCTTCTTATAGCCGATGCTCTCGCCTTTGTCGTTCTTGACATTAACTTCAACGACCACTCTTCTTCATCCCCTGCTCATCAAGCTCCGTATCTTCAAATATCCCGATTGTCATTTTCTCAAGCTCAGACATTTGCTCAGACCTCGTTGACTGCGGTAAGGCCCCCTGGCCGATAGGGTGAGAACCAATCGTTTCCATGATTCTATCAACGGCCCTTTTGAATTCAGCCTGTGCTTCTCTCCAATCCTGTCTACCCTTTTCAACCTGTTCCTTAAGATATTTTACCTGTAGTTCATAGTTTTTGCAAGGGATGCAAGGGGTGGACCTCTCCTTCATCAGGCTGTCTATCAATTCATCCTTCATCAGGCAGACCGAACAGGCCTTGTTTTTAACATTAAATAGGTCCATCATACGAACTCCGAAACCCATGATTCTCTGCTCTTGTTCTTCTTCCGGTGTTCCGCTGCCCAGTGATCGCGACTGATCTGATTCAGACTGGACAATTTCTCGTTGGTATCGTCGTAAAAGACCTCATCCTTTTCTTCAAGCGCTGTTCCGTACTTCCTGATCATGTCCTGAATATAGGCGATCATGTCAATAATGTCTTCATGCCCGCTCTTGTTCCCTGATCTTGTTTGACGTAAAAATTCCGTAATAATTGCTTCTTGATGCGGACAAGACCGTACAATGAAGAACTTTCGCATCCGCACCACCGGCTCCAGCCATGAAATACGCAAAGTCTTTGATCTTCCACCCGGCTTCAAATCCTCCACAATGGCAAACCGGCCTTTTTTCCGCAACGCCTCCCGTAGATGCTGGCCCGTGTTTCCAAGACCCACCTTTTCTATCCCGATCACATGTGGAAAATAAGCCTCATAAAATCTCAAAAAATGCTCGATCGCTTCAGTCTCGCTTAATCTGCCCCATGCCAGATCCAGTAAATACACTCCAGACGCCGGAGACACCGCAAGCGCCCCAATCGCCCAATTATCACTATCCCGTTTTTCTTCCGTCGTAGCGGTCTGATCCCCGGCTGGATCACAAAGAATAAACCGCCTCAAGTTTTTTGGCACATCCTTCATGTCCACAAATTGGATGTCGTCCTCCTGGAACATGGCGTTTTCTTTTGAAACCGGATCAAGCCTGTACTGACTGTTGAATAAGTCCATACCCATGCTCATCTTCTTTTCTTCCAGATACGGGATCGGGTTCCGATACGGATAACGGGGCTGTGTCTCTGCCTCATCCAGATAAGTAGAACGTTGGAATATTTTGATCTTGCTTCCCATCTTCTCCATAAATACCCGGTTCGCATCATTATCCGCCCACCAGGTACAAACCACAAGAAACTCCCCGCCATGGCTTAATAAGGGCTGAACATCCTTCAAATGATTGCTTACCTTGTCAATCTGATCTTTGGTCTGTGAATTAATTAGAGAATGAAGATCGTCTGGAATAATTAAGAAATAATGCTTGGAGTTCTTGACCACATCCACCCCGGCCGTCTCAAAGGTATTCTCCCGGATAGAGGTGTTCTTTCTCAGCGAGATAGTCATCTCGGATTCGTTCCAGGGGAAACCCTTCTTGCGGCCGTCCCAATCTCCATAGCACGACCTGAAAAGCCATGCGGACTTTAAGAGGGCCTCGATATTAACCAGTCTCGCCTTGGAATTATCCCTGATCTCTGAATCCAGAAGAACGGTTAAATTATGCTCTCCCCTTGCCATCCGCCATAAAGGATAACCCTGGGAGCAAACCGTTGTTTTCAGCGTATCCCTAGGACAGGCCACAATACGATACAGCGACTCTCCTTTCTTTAAGTGAAAACTCCATTTCTCTTCCGCCAGAAGGGTATTCGCGTGACCCTCCATAAGGAAATTACATAGACTCCGATGCTCGATCTCGTTAATCCACTTGTTACCCAAAACCTCTCTTAGAAAAAACAAAAGATCCAAATCCGCAATAGACCTGATCTTCGCCACCTTTTCCTCTGTTGTGGGCGGAGGCGGCATCTTGGTATTTTCCTCTAAAATAGAGAGAATATTCTTCTCCACTGGACCGTATATTTTATCCACAACCCCTTGATCCCCGTATAGGCGTTTTGCCTCATAACAAGCCCGGCAAAGCCCCTTAGAGTAATGAGACCGCTCCTTATGACATTTGGCGGTAAGGGTGCCTGCCTTCATTCTATTTTCACGCTTCAGTTTTAGTTCAGCTTTTTTACCGTCGCTTATCTTCTTCCTATCAAGGCGACGAAGCGCCATCCCCTTCTCACTCGTTTTCTTAACGAAGCGTGAGTTCTCCTTGTCCCAAACCCCGTACCTTTCGATAATAAGCTTTTTCTTAGCCCCTTTTCTCATTGTCCAGCCTTTTCATAGGAAATAATCTTCTTGACCGAATCTTCTATATCGCTCGTGGCTTTAAGAACCATGTAGAATATCTTTCCCTTCGGCAGCCTATCATCCTGGATGATAGGACAAAAAGCAGCATACCGTCTATACCCATCGGGCCAGTTAAACAACAAACTTCCATTCACAGTTTCAAATCTTCTCTTGCAAAACTCAGCAACTTTTTCTCCAACAGAAGGATGGCAAAAAGCCGTAGGAAAGTGAGCCTTTTCAAGGACAACCTCTTCTACTCCTTCAATGTTAGGCCAATAATCCTTCACACTATTTCCTTGAAAATAATATCATGTCTTGACCCATTTGGCAATCTCTTGTTATGATGTCCTAAGTGGCGAAAAGGCTTAGCGGCCCTGCTGATCCTGCCTGATCAGATAGCCACTCATGTTTTCATCTGAGGCAGCAGAGGTGAACAAACATGACGGAAAATCCAGGAACAAACCTGTTAAAGCGGGTAGATTTACCGTAAACTACACCTCAATCGAAGACCACACTCTCAAAAACCCAAGCTTCCTCTCCCTCCCCTATTCTACCCGATTCGTCTACCTTATCCTCAGATCCAAATACAATGGGAATAACGCAGATTCAATACAACTTTCCTACAAAGAAGCAGAAAGCATCTGGGGGATCAACAGAAAAACCCTCAGCAAAGCCTTCAAGGGCCTTCTAACAGCAAAACTAATCATTCAGGTACAAAAAGGTGGGCTGCCACTTTATTATGCCACATACTCGCTCAGGGGCCGTTTATGGGGAATCCAGGAAGAAATACCCCCACCTCCCAAATCATAGGGATTTTTTCCACATAATCTTGAATTCTATAACCATACTTTATGACCCTTGTCAACCATACTTTATACCCCTTGAGGGTATCAAAACAGGCCTTTTATATGGATTTTGTATAGATAATCTTACTTCCTCCAACCATACTTTATGACCCTTACTCTATAGAGCTATGGTACCCATAGCCAGAAGCAGGTCCAAACCGGGTTCTCGACAGAAGTCTCCGCTTATATGTTTTTAATTCTAAAAAAAAGAAGAAGTAAAGAAGAAGTCTTGAAAAGGTTTTCTATAAAAAGTTCAGGTCAAGACTTTAGGACCCTCAACCAGAAACAGGTCCAAACTGGACTTACAGGGAACTCTCCTGTAAGTCTGAGAGATGGGGCCGAAAGCTGCCATGCTAAAGAAGAAAAAAAATATCCTCGAAAAAAATTGGCGCATGGAAAAAATTGGCGGGGGATGGGGGGCGATTAGAGAGTGAGGTCGAACATCTCTATACTCCCCTCCCCCGCCAATTACTGCCCTACCGGGGGGTCTATGGGCATCTATACTGCCACATTTGACCATGCGAATGAGCATGAGACGTTTCACTCACTAGCTTTATACTTCATCCACTATAATTTTGTGAGGATTCACAAATCACTTAAAGTCAGCCCAAATAACGCTTGACATCATATATGACACCTGTTATAGTATGGGTGTGGATAGAGAGATTTTTATCATATAAGGAGGAGGAAAAAATGAAGATAAAAATAAAGCACAGATTTAATGGATCGGTACTATTCTCAATAGAGGCGGGGTCTCTCCGGTTGGGAGTTGAGGCGGCGGTGGAAGCCGACGCCAACCTTCAATATGCTGACCTGCGACACGCCGATCTGCGACACGCCGATTTTCGAGACGCCGACCTTGGATACGTCAATCTGCAATCCGCCAATCTGGTATACGCCAATCTGGTATACGCCAACCTGCGAGACGCCAACCTGGTATACGCCAACCTTGGATCCGCCAACCTGCGAGACGCCGACCTTCGATCCGCCGACCTTCGATACGCCGACCTTGGATACGCCAATCTGCAATCCGCTGACCTTCGATATGCTGACCTGCGAGACGCCGATTTTCGATCCGCCGACCTTCGAGACGCCGACCTTGGATACGCCATGGGAGTCTCTGCGTCCGGATGCACCCCCTTGCTCATGCTGTTGGATCAGCCCGGAAAAATCCGGGCATATAAACTGGTCGATAAAAATAATGTCGGTCCATTCAGCGGCGGGATCAAATATGAGGTCGGGAAAACATACACGGTGGATGATGCCGATACTGACGTAAACACACACTGCGGGGCAGGGATTAACCTGGCAACCCTGGACTGGTGTATGGCGAATTGGTCGAAAGGCTACAAAATTTTAATTGCTGAATTTACGGCGAAAGATATCGCGGCGATACCGACCGCCACGGACGGTAAATTCAGGTGCCACAAAATAAAAATTATAGGTGAGAAAAATTTGGCTGAGATTGGCCTCGTTAAAAGCGCCGGCTAATCAAGCCCGAATCGTATGTTCCCCACATGCGTGGGGATGAACCGCTGTGCCGTGATGCCGATGCTAGGGTTGAAATAGCTGCCTCCAGGTTAACGAATCAAGAATTAATAATGATAAAGGAGCTATGTGATTGTCCCGATAATCAGATGCACGGGTGGGACATAACTGGCACAGTATTAAGTGTATATGAAATGGCAATATCTAGATTGCTGAATAAGCAAATAATAATTTTAGCGGGGTACTTTGAAAAAGGGTATCCCGGCTATAAATTGACTCCGCTAGGGAGAATGGTGGCCAACTATGTATTACTTCATAATTCACCGGCAAGGCATGCCTAACCCGTCGCTCAACCCTACTCGGTATTACTTTTCGGCCTTCGGGCTAAGTCGTCGGCTCGCGGGTTAGCTCAACGTTATACAAAGAGGTTTTTTGCATAGTGCGTATTTTATGTATCAATCTTGGCATCTCTAACAGCAGTAATTTAAAATAATCCGCTAAATTCTCCACTGGAACACGCAGGTTCCTGGTGATGAAAGGTTTTGCCGTAGTGTCCCGACATTCCTCTAATTGTCTTTCTATGTCCTCTATTTCTTCATCGGTGATATCGCATGGATGATGAATATATTGAAGGTTATCCCAATCCTCGGTTAATGAATGACGATGAACTATTGAAGGCGAAAGCGAAATCGGTTGAAGGCACTCTTCCACGACTTCGTATAGAAGCTGAGTTGAACGCAGGAAATCAAAAAAGGTTTCAACCCGATGGCTGATAGGAATCTTACTAGCCATAGCTTCACTATGTTCACTTTGGTTCATTTATTTTTCACGAAATCCTTAAATTTGTATAACAATCACATGAACCCGACCGCGAATCTGCGCTCTGATTATAGGCCGGGTCCGTGGCGCGGCGGGTTAGCTCAATCGTTATGTCTTAGGGAACTAGTATTGAGTCTGAAGCTAATAGCGATATTAATTGGGGTTATTGGCGCTATTCTCGGCGTATATCTGCGCGAGTATATACAAACGAGGAATGAGAGATTAAAATCAATAAAAATTCTACGATCAAACCTAAACTCCTTTATTGGTGTAGTTAGGGGTAATGAGTTCTTGCAAAATATGATGCTTGCAGGATTTGCGCTAGATAAGCGCAAAAGAGAATCGTTGTTTAGTGGAGACGAGTCAGATTACAAGAAATTGCTGAATCACCTGAACGAACTCAATGATATATCTAAAACCGGGGATCTAATAGCAGACGAACATCTAGACGAGGTATATAAGTTTATCGGAAAGCTATCAAGCCAAGAGGTCGCAGTAGTATCCAAGGAGCTTGATAGGCAGGTTGAAGATATTGAACACGGTACAGGGATATTAGGTAGGGAAGATACTCGGAATTTAGATTATCGAATGATTTCCCGAGTATTGAGCATTAAGAGAACGATGATTGGTATACTCATCAATATAAAGTTAGTGATAGTCAGCATCCATACGCGGGATGAAGTTGACAAGGAGTTTGTGAAGTCTCTAATACTCTCTAGTATAAGGAGTGCCATAGAGGCTTGTGGACATGTTATTCCCTTAGCAGATCAATGCGATGATGCTACTGATTAGGGAATGAATGTAAAAAGACATAACAAGTTGCTGAACCCGGCCGCGAATCTTCGCTATCAATTTTAGGCTGAGTCCGTGATGCGGCGGCTCAGTTTAATTGTTCTCTCTTTCTTCTGGAAGGGGTATGAGCGGCTGATTGCGGTAGAATTCCCCCAGTATGCCGTCGAGCAACGCGATCCTGTCCGCTGGTATATCGATATTGATTGAGCGTTTATCTATCTGTTGCCGGGTGACTATTGGATCGGTCCGGTCCAGAACAACACGTGCTGCTGATATCACATCTGACGCGCTCGGGAGTTTGCTATCACCTACTGAATGACCTCTCATTGTCCGTGAGATAGCATAGGCCGCCCCCTGCTGCATTCGCTCATACCAGGACCTCACATGAGGCTCAGGGTTTGTTTTTTTACTATAACCGAGGGTTTTTTTTGATTCCTGGATGGAGAACCCCTGGTCTCTCAGTGCAATATATCCTAATTGTTTTGCCGTCAGAGTTGCCGTTCCGCTCGCTATTGTTTTCGCCATGCCCTAACCCTATCACATCCCCCCTCATTACTCAACAACCTCATTTTCACAACCAACCGAAGGTGTAGTGCAATTTGATGATTAAAAAAGGGAACGGTCGAGAGGAGTGTTTTGGCGAACATCCCCGACCGTTCCCTTGAATGCGGGTGCGGTAGGGTGTTGCAAATATATTCATTACCCCTCCCACATCCCAATCTCATAAGCGCAACGCATGATCCCGGCTTTATTACTAGGGTATCTATCGGCAACCGATTTCATCGCCTTGATCCCGGCCTTCTTGCCGAACGTAATCCCTTCCATGACGG